TCCGTGCGAGCGCATAATAGAGCAATCGGTATTCAGCAACCCGCCACCATCACTGATGGTACCACCAAAGCCACTGCATACAACCGAGACGCCGAAATCATAGCGGAGGACGTCGCCAACCTGCAAACCTGTGCTGAAAATGCTCAGAAGCTATTAGCATTGCAGACTTGGATAAGAGCGCAGCTATAAAAAAGCCCTTTCAATGCAGAGGTTTAAACAAAACTTTAGCTAAACTTAGCTTTCAAAGCTGCTAATTTATCTTCCGAAGCGCCTACAGGCTCAGGCTTTGAATACTCTTCTTTCGCTTTCTCAAGAGCTAAGAAATCACATGAGTTTCTAAAAAAAGCGCCTCGTTTGTTAATTACTAGACCGTAGAGTTTTTTAGCTTTCTTTTGAATAGCTTCTGAGTTTTTACGAATAAACAAAATTTGCTTGTTTAGTAACGTTTTGTAGAACTGATCACTGATTGATTCAATATCTAATTCAGTAATCTCAGAATCAACAATTGGAATCATATATAGGATTCTAATGGCCCCAAGCTTGTCAGCTTCATCATCTACAGCATGTAGCTTAAAAATCGTAGGGTGATTTGCAGCTAATTTCTCCAATGCAGGTTTTTCAGAAGTTAGAGGCGCAAGGTATTTGCTGCCATTAACTTCAAGAACCACGCCAACATATGGCTTGTCATTTTTGTAGTCATTGCTAGGAACCTTGCCATCGACCTTTCTCAAGTGATCCAAATAAGAATCGCTAACTGTGTATATTTTCATTATTATTAGGGTCCAGATATTGAAAAACCCCGCCGAAGCGAGGTTTTTAGATTTTAGTTTCACACTTAACGGTAGTGACTCTCCGAAATTTTAGTTTCACACTTAACGGTAGTGACTCTCCGAAATTTTAGTTTCACACTTAACGGTAGTGACTCTCCGAAATATCTTCCTCACAGACAAACTGCTCAGTTGATGTAATAATTATGCGCCGGTTTGTATCAGTTTGCAACCCCTAAACCATAAGTTTAAAACCGACCACAACCGACAATAACCGACTACAGCCGATTGATGATATCATAAAACACATTCGCACTCACCGTTTCCTTAGTACTGGCATCAGCCAAAATAACGGGATGCGTTAAAAGGGATTAGGCCGCAGGTGCCACGCTCTGCGGCTCCAAGCTCTTATAATCACTCTCTTTGATCACATCTTGCCCCAGAAAATCATTCATCTCTTGCATCATATCAATCAGTGGTAGTAGCTCGTTTTTGTGGAACAGCCAATCAACCTTGCTCAAATCGAGTGAAGTAATACTCTCGCGGCGGATACTCATTAGCTCAATGGGTACCCGATGAAGTGCGAGTACATCATTCATCGTCTGGTTTTTCACTTCCTTAAATGAGTCTTTCGCTTCTACTTGGCCAATCGGCTTGAGCTCTGGCGGATTAGTGTCTTTACCTTTCGCGTTCACAAACATGTTCTTAAAGGCCATGCCATCTTTCGCCTGAAGCTTTTGCTTAATTGCTTCTTGCTGCTTATCCGTCATATTTGGATCGTTCATATACAGCAAATAGCCAGCATGGTTACCGTTGCGATAATACTGACGACGAAACAGTGTGGCATCATCATTGAGCCAAATAGACGTAAGTCCACTAACATGAGCAGGTAAACCATAAATTTCCTGCGCCACATCATAGTCTGCCAAATGAAAGATTTGACCATGCTTAAAATCAACCCGCCCATCATCATCGTAAGCCCTTGGTTTATACGTCCAGCCCAAATCTTCACGACGGCGCATATATAGAGCAGGAATATGTTTAAGCTTAACCACTACCCCGCGCCCGCCAAAGTTACGAATCACCTGTAAATAACCATTACCGAAAGTTAAATAATCCTGTGCCCATCGTTTTAAATCTTGGCGAGATAGCAAGCCACTTAAGGTAATTGCATACACCAAAGTATTACGCTTGAACTCAATCGCACTAGAATGCATCGGGTTAACACGCAGAGCCTTCGCCAGCGTATCAAGCGGAATTGGCGGTTCGTACAGTCCATCAATCAGCGCAGTTTCCAAGTAACTTAAAATGTCACTATGCATCACGCTCACAGGGTTAGAAAACTCAATTTCAATCACTTTGCCTCTCCACTATTTGGCTTAAAAGATCTCAACAGTAGTATCATCTTCAGTATGAATATCGATCGGCTCCCAGCACATCACATGCATTGAAGCCCAAGCAAGGTCAGCGTGCGAGCCAATCTTGCTACGGTTAGAAACAAACGTCACTTGGTTACTGATATTGGTCGTTTGCTGACGAATCATGAGGAACGAATGCACTAAATCATCCCACTCGGCATCAAACTGCAATCGACCATTATTAATGATCTCCCTCGCTTTGTAGGCCATCATTCGTTTTACTTCGGGCGAGTAATTTAGCTCAATCAATGAGGGATAAAATTTACGTACTAATTCCGCCACAGCAGAACCAACCCCGCTGGTATCAATCGCCAAATGCACCACATTATATTTTTGAGTAATATCTCGAATCGCTTCCGCTTGCTGCTCATAACTCGATCCCTTTAATCTCGCTCGCTCAATAAACCGAAATACCCCCCCTTTTCTCTTTGGTTTAAGTGATACCACCAAACCCGCATCATCCGAACCATCACCAGTGCCGCCCCCTCTAGGGTCATAACCAACCAAAACCTCAGCATCACCTACCGGATTGAGCTTTTCATGATCGACGTCTTTCCAAAGAGAAGAATCTGCTTTGCAAGCCAGCAAAGCTTTGAGAGAGAAAAAAGAAGCACTATCGTCCAGAAACTTACAACGCAACAAGTTATCGAATACCTCTTTCACAGGGTATTTACGCTTAAGCTTATCCATGTTGAAGAACGTTGCGCCCTTAGCTATCGCATCATCAACCGTGATCATTTGGCGGAAGATGAAATCCACACCCAGCGCACCTGTTTTTAGTGCCTTGTGGCTAATGTCGATATTGTGTTCTTTTTTACCTTCCCACTTCGGATAGGCTTCATGGGCCATTGTTGATGGCGTAGAAATATAAGTGGTGCGGAACTTAGCTTGAATGGACATACCGCCAGCGTAGTCATCCAATTCAGCAAAGCGAGGGATCCAGAAAACTTCATCCCAATACATGTGGCCGTTAAAGCCTTGAGAGGTTGCCACATTGGTAGACATAAACCCAAGCTTGGCGCCATTGCTAAGCTCAATGTCATCCTTGCCTTTTAGATCTACTTCGCCAATCTCCAGCGCAAACTTACGAATATAATTTTTGAAGATGTACGCCTGTTTCTTGGATGCCGAGATAAACACCTGGTTATCTCCGTTAAGCACTGCATCCTCAAAAGCTTCAAACGCAAAATAAAATGTAAGGCCAATCTGACGCGACTTAAGATAGAAACGAATTTCATTGATAGCATCATCTTGCTTATGCCGGTGGATCTCTTTCTGGTACTCAAAGAAAGTTCTCTCTCGGTACTCATCAAGCATCTCTTTGGTGATATGCGATACATCGTTCTTAACTTTATTGCTCTTACGACCCCGCTTGTTTTCACCCTCACTACTGCCTGTAGGACGGTTGCGTTTCTTGTTGGCTTCAACTCGCTTATAGTGCTGTTCGAGCAACATCTTCAGCTCGCGTTCTTGGCACTCCGCCTTATGGTCAATCCACATCAAGTAAGCAATTCGTTGGCGTAGCATCAGCTCTACGGGCGAATCATCCCGCATCTTTTTCCAACCAAACTTTGAGATCCACTGCTGAACAGTTCGCGTAGCTACGCCAACCTGCTCCGCTATTTCAGGCGGCTTTTGTTGACGTAAGTACAACCCAAACGCTTGAGTTTGCGTATGAGTGTAAATCGGTTCATTTTCGGTAACTGCATTCGTATCCATGCTTGCATAGTGCTACAGCCCCCGCGATTACTCAGCTTGAGCGAGTTCTATATCAATGTTTTAGAAACAGCACAAATACAAAAAGAGAAGAGCATTGGTTAGATTGGAATCATCAAATTTAGGAGAGAAATGATGTTTAAGTCTGAGCCAATTTGCATTTTAAAGGCAGGGCCTACCGTTGATGGACGAGACGTCCCACAGCAAGTTGTTGATGACATAGCTGAAAGCTATGACCCTAAAAAGTACAACGCCTTAATCAACGAAGAACACTTTCAATGGAGCTGGAAATACGGCTCAGTACTATCGGTAGAAAAGCGCAATGATGAACTCTGGGCAGTGATAAAGCCAAATTCCATGTTACTGCGTACCGTCGAAAATGGTCAGTTACTTCATACATCCGTTGAGTATCAAGAAGACTTCAGTAAAACAGGCAAATCGTACCTAACGGGCCTTGCTCTAACCGATAAACCAGCATCTTTGGGCACGACTCAAATTCAATTGTCCAATAAGTCAGATGATAAAACCTACGTATCTACGGGGCAGACTGTAAATCTATCTTCTCTCTCTGGGCAAGATCCCGAACAAACGGAACAAGGCCTATTCCAACAATTCAAGCGCTGGCTCAAAGGCGAAGGCCACACAGAGCAGCTCTCACAACAACAGGAAGAAGACGAAATGAGCAAAGAAACCGAAGAGCTGCTTAAGCAAAGCATTGAGCAGAACAAAGAACTTAACAGCAAATTAGGCCAACTCGTTACAAGCCTATCTACTCAAGAAAAAAAAGACGGCGATAAAAATGAGCCGGAAGCCGAAGGCAACAAAGAAGTCACCGAACTAAAAGGTCAAGTAGAAACCCTGTCAACGCAGTTCAGTGAACTCAGTGGCCAACTAGAAAAGCTAAGCAAGCTAACCGATGAAGATGAGCGTCAGCTAGCAGGTGAAGGCGACCAAGAAGAACCGTACCTATAGGCCCTAGCTCTAGAATCTAGCTCAACCAAAAACGAATTGAATTAGGTAATAACATGCAAAAACATACCAAAGTAAAGCTTAATGCATACTTAAAAGCAGTAGCAAAACAAAACGATGTTGACGACGCGACAGAGAAGTTCAACGTGAGTCCAAACGGAACCCAACGCATCATTGCCGCTATCCGTGAAAGTAATTGGTTCCTCAACAAAATTAATGTCATCTCAGTAAAAAATCAGAAAGGTGAATCTATTGGCCTTGGCGTCACAGGCATGATTGCCAGCCGAACAGACACTTCCGGTGATGGCAAGCGTAAACCGAAAGACTACTCAAGCATGGGTGCTATGCCGTACATGTGCGAGCAAACCAATTTCGATACAGCTCTTCGCTACGCCAAACTGGACGCATGGGCACATCATAAAAACTTTAGTGCCATCATAAGCAAGACCAATCGTGAACAAATTGACGCCAACAAAATCACTATCGGGTGGTATGGCGAAAAAGTCGCTGCCACTACCGATGCAACCGAGAATCCGAACGGTGAAGACGTGAATAAAGGCTGGTTCCAAGCCATGCGCGATCACAACGCCGACCGTTTAATTACAACAGGTCAAAAAGCCGCAGGTGAAATTCGCATCGGTGAAGGTGGTGATTTCATTAACCTAGATCTAGCCGTTCTTAATACGAAAAACCTACTGCATGATGCTTGTGAAAATGACTCAAACCTAGTGGCAATTATTGGCTCCGATCTGCTTGCTTACGACAAAGCCAAGTTCTATGAAGCACATGGCAACACGCCAAGCGAAAAAGGCAAAATTCAAGAGCTCCAAGTCATCGGCACTTATGGTGGTCTGCCTGCTGTGAAAGTACCAGGCTTCCCATCTACAGGCATCATGGTCACCAGTTACGACAACTTATCCATCTATATTCAAGAAGGTTCAATTCGTCGCTCCGCAGGCAAGAAAAACGACGAAAAAGACCAAATTGAAAACTTTGAGTCAATGAATATGGCTTACGTTATCGAAGAAGTTGGTAAAGCGGCGGCAGTTGAGTTCAAAAACGTGAAAATTTGGATTGACGGTGCTTGGGTATAACGCCACCACTTAAATAAACACCCCCTCAATGCGGGCTCTAACGCTCTAACTTATTGGCCTTATTTTCTGGCTAACGAGTATTCAGCGTTTGTCTGCCCGCATTCCCTAATTCATGACATTGGGATGAAGCTATGCAGTTTGTTGGTGACAAAAGAGATGTATTTGAGTCGGAGCTGCCTGCAACAAGCAAGTACCCAGCAATGAAAATATCAGAGTTCCAGTCTCTGTTTAATTTCTTAAGCAATGAGACAGAGGCAGGCATTCTTCAACAAGCCAAAGTGTCACGCATCAAAGTACACAAAGAGCTTGAGGGCACCATAAAACTATTTGCTAGTTTGAAGCAATTGTCGCTCGCGCTTTTTGAAGATGATGAAGCAGCTGAGACGCTCTACAAACAAGCCGTGTTTTCGCTAACTGCAAGTGAATTGATCGGCATTCAGATCAGTTGCGATACAACAGCTGAAGCAGCAGAACGACAACAAGCACTCACAGACAAAAAACAGCACTGTGAAGTGCAGTATCGCCAAGCGGTAGACATGTTAGTTCATGGCGAAGAAACCTATTGTTTCGAGGTGGTTTAATGAAATCACTACAAAGTATTACCGAGCTATTTAAAAGTCATGTAACGGATGCGCAAAACTTCTCGGCCTGGGCCGAAGATGGTGCAGTGTTTTGCGGACAAGGGCCATACGTTGACGGCTACACGCTGGAATATACTGCAATTGTTTACATCCAATCAGCAGCAATCCAGCCGCATATCCTTTTCATGCACCTAGTAAATTGGCTAAACAGAAATGATCCTGACAGGTTGGGGAAAGGGCTCCCATTCCCGACATTTGCAACCGAAGTGCTCGATGATGGCAAGTGCGACATCAAGATAAAAATAGACCTACAAGAAGAGTATTCATTGCAGGAAAACAAACTGGGCAACTGGATGCAAGACGGCACTCGCTACGAGTGTACCAGTGAATTTGAACCAGCCGCGGAACCGATTGAACTCAATGACCTAGTGTACGTGGTAGGACACAAAGAGGATCTACCATGTCAGAACTGACGCTGCAAACCCCAGAGCAACTCACGCAAATAGTAGAAAGCTTAGTTATGACGGCGGCTGAAAAGTTTGAGCTAAACAAGCGAATGGCAAACCGAGCGCGTCAATTTTTTAGACAGCAAGTCCGTAACCAAAGAGATATTGATAATAATCCTTATCAATCGAGAACGGCGAGGAAAGCGACCGTTTTCTCACGAGGTATCAGGGGGAAGCATGGCGCAAAACACGATCGTCAATTAGTCGCATTAAACACCGTCAACAATAAAAGCATGCTGTTTGGTTTTAGCCGAGCACTGCGCACCCAAGTGTCGGAAGAAAGCTTTGCGGTTGGGCTAAAAGGCGTAGCCGGGAACATTGGCCGCGAGCATAACGAAGGTTCACAAATCTCCTTTTCGACTCGGGTGAATGGCTTTTACAACGCCAACTACAAGAAAGACGGTAAACGAGTTGGACGATGGGAGGGCGGGCACCTCACTAAACGCAATTACCAAATGCCCAAACGTACTTTTATTGGCTGGACGCCCGCTCTCGAACGGGAACTGATGGCGATGGCCGCCGAACACTTTGCACTACAGGATGCAGCGTAATGAAAACACCCGAAGCAACATTCAAACTCAAACCCAAGGCAGGGGTAAAAGTGAAAGACCCGCTTACCCGAGAGCCATTAAAAAACATCGGCGAGGAGAAGCCTCGCTCCGCTTACTGGCTACGACGTTTGCACGACGAAGATGTCGTTCAGGTAAAAGTCAACGCTAAAGCCACCGCCAATAAGGAGACCAAATAATGGGAATTGGCTTTAATGAAGTGCCAGCCACCGCCCGAGTGCCTGGTGTATACATCGAAATTGACAACAGTCTAGCGAACAGTGCCGAAGATCTGCAATGCATTCTAGCAATAGGTAACGCTGTAGAAGGGGCCAAAGTTGGCGCTAACACTGTTACTCTTTGCATGGATGAAACTATTGCCGCAGAGAGCTTCGGTGCATCTGACATCGTGGAGATGATCACCTATTTCCGTAAGCAAGACGATACCATGCCCATTTACGCGATCAGCGTAGCGGATGACGATATTGCGGCGGCACTGGCAGCGTTAGGTGACACCCAATATCACCACATTATGTGCTCACTCAACGATGAAACCACCATCCGTGAGCTCGGGCTGTTTCTGGAAGAGCGCTACAACGCGCTAAACCAGATCCCCGGAATCGCGTACATTCCAAAGAAAGGTACCCACGCAGAACTGATCACATTCGGCGAGACAAGCAACTGCGCTTTGATTAACTTTCTACCAATCAATAGTTTTGGCGATACTGAAAACAAACCACTATCGGATGCGGCTGCTATTGGTGCCTGGGTAGGCCAAATCGCCCCATCATTGGCGATTGACCCTTGCCGACCACTACAAACCCTCAAACTAAACGGCGTATATACCCTTGCCGCTCGTGAGTGGGACTGGGCCGAGCGCAACCTATTTTTATATGAAGGTCTAAGCACCTACACGGTCAGCTCCGCCAAAGAAGTACTGATTGAGCGACCAATTACTGCATACACAGAAAACGGTGCAGGTATTGCCGACAACAGTTATTTAGACGTCATGACGCCAGCCACAGCGATGTTCTTCCGCCAAAAGCAACGCTCCAAAATCTTGAGTATCTATCCACGTCACAAAGTGGCGAAAGATGGAACCAATTTCGCCAAGGGCCAACCAATTGTGACTCCAACCATGTTCAAAAGTCAGTTGCTTTCACTCTACCGGGATTTGGAGTACCGAGGGATCGTGCAGGACTTCGACGGTTATAAAAAATCACTCGTGGTTGAACTTGATCAGACCAATAAACAACGCGTCAACTATCAAGACTCACCGCAGTTCGTGAACGGTTTGATTATCGTTGCAGGCAAAATTCAATTTAGGAAGTAAATTATGGCAACAAAAATTACTAGCCGAGCGGTGATCAATGCCGGTTCATTAGGTCGCCTTCCTATCAAGGAAGGAGCAGAAATTGGTTTTGGTAACCTCAAACGCGAAGCAGTGATGGGAGACGATGGCCCGCTTGGTTACTCAGAGTCCTACGAAGAGGCACCATCAATCAAATGCACTATCATTCACGCGAAAGATACCGATGAAGAAGCAATTAAAGCTTTTGTTGATGAGACCATTACCATCGAAACTAACAGTGGCAAAGCATACACCCTAAAAGAAGCGTGGACAGTGGATCCAATTACATTGTCAACCAAGGACGGTCAACTTGAAGTGCTATTCAATGGCATCGAGATGATTACCCAATAAGGAGTAATGCATGCTATCTATCCTGATGAAACGCAAAGCTCAACAGCAAAACTTACAGCCGGTTGTCGCAGCAGAAATAACAACGGCGAGTACAACAACTCGCCAAACCTTTGCCGACAAGCCATGGGAAGAGACGCAACTGATTTTAAAGCAGGATTTATCTTATCTGCGAACTCTTGCAGGCACTAAAGAAAAAGCGCCATTTAAAGAAGCGTTGATCGAAAAGTACCGTCCACTGGTACAAAAACTTCTCGTTACTCACAAGGGCAGCTATGGAAATCTCGATGTTATTTGGTGGTGGTTTCTATGGCATGTAGACCTCAACAAACTAGAAGCTATTCACGATGACTTTCGCGACGCCGTCAATGGGGGGCTAGAGGCACCAGAAAACTGGAAGATGAATGGCCAAACCGCATTCTGTGGCTATGTATTCAAATACTCTCTAGACGCCCATAAAGGGAAAAAAGAGTTTAAACATGAATATCTAACCGATGCAGTTAAAGCCCTGCGTTCTGGTGACTTAGCAACCAATGCCCCACTCAAAGTGAAAATGTTCCGCTTGCTCGGTGATTGGCACTTTGAAGCAGGCGAACGAGAAAAGGCCCATGACCTCTTTGAACTAGTAATGAAACTAGACCCTGATGGTGGTGGCCGCAAAATCAAACTAAAAGACTTAAGGCAGGAGTTAGGCTATGACCAACCCAATTAAAGACAAAGGCACAACCAAAATCGCGGTCTTGGCGGTAGCAATTGAAAAAGAAGTGAAAGGTAAAACAGTGGCGATCAAAGAAGTTGAACTTCAGAAACCACATTCCGGCCATTTGCGCGGTGTGAACCTTAACGACATTTGCCAAGCCGATTTTGACGCAGGAAAAATTGTGATCCCGAGAATATCAGAGCTTGATGACCGAGATATGCTAAATCTAGATCCGGCTAACTGGGCTCCACTATTGACCACGCTAGCAACTTTTTTCGTGAATACGGAACGCTAATTGAAAATATTCCGCATGTAGAACCACTCTACGCGGACTTAGCAATGGCGTTCCGTTGGCAACCCAGTGAAATCGATAAACTCACTTTTGATGAGCTTCTTCACTTTCGAGACCTAGCCATAGAACGATGTCCACAGGAGAGCGAATAGCTCTCCTTTTTTTATAAGGGATTAACATGTCTAAAATGCTTCTTTCCGTTGTCATGGGGGTGATCGACAACGCCACCGCTCCGCTCAAAAAAATGAGCAAAGAGACCAATAAATACGGAAATGAAATAAAAAAAGTAGAGAAAGCCCAGGCTGAAAACTCCGCCGCAATGGGGATGATAGACACCTACAACCAGCTCAAGGCCGTCAAGCAACAAAACAATTTGGCTCTTAAAGCTGAAGTGGAAAAACTCGATGAGCTGAAACAAAAAAGCAACGCACTACAGCGCCCCAGTGCAGCCTTAACCGCCAAGCTCGAAAAGCAACGCGTAAAAGTTGAAAAGCTATCGCTAAGTCAAAACGACTACAAAAAGCGTATGGTCGATATTAGAAAAGCACTGACAAAAACGGGCGTCAAAGTCTACAAATTAGATTCTGAGTATGAGCGCCTGAACCAGAGCTATCAAACCCATGGTAAAGAAATCACCCGCCTGCAGAAGAAATACGCCGGAATGCAGAAATGGATGAAGGTGCCTCGTGGGATAAACAAAGCACTCAAAATGCCGACCGTCGAAGGCGTAAAAACGGGGGCGATCGCAACCACAGGGATCGTCGGAACAATGGCAGGTTTTGGTTATGTCATCAATAATACCGCCTCAGAGCTCGATGCCCTCCAACGTGCAGCCGATGACATTCAGATGCCAGTGGCAGAACTCCAAGCAATGCGCTTGCAGGCAACGCAAGCAGGCGCAGAAGCCGAAGACATGGACGCTGCTATCAAAGAGATGGCTTTACGCTGGGGAGAAATGAAAACCCTACAGTCAGGGGCGATGAATGACTACTTTGAAGACACCGGCAACCGGAAAGCTTATCAAGATTTGATGAAAGCCAAAGACGCGAGCGAAGCTTATCAAATCCTGCTGCGTGAAATCGCCAAAGAAACGGACACGGCCAAGCAAAACTTTATGGCTGACGAGTTTTTTGGCGGCGACAGTGAGAAAATGCTCAAGGTACTCAAGGGCGGAGTTAATGGGTACAAACAAGCTAAGCAGCTACTCAAGGATACCGGTGGCCCAGTAGAGCCCGAAGCAACGAAAAACGCGCAAGCGTTCAGTGACGCATTAGGGAAAATGAGAGCAATCATTGATTCCTTAAAAATCAGTGCTCTTACCCCTATCATGGCGGAACTTTCCTTTATCATGGAAGATTTAGCCCAAAACATGAAAAACATGGATTGGCGTAATGACACCATTGCTGAACTTCGTGAAATCGTCAAAAACACCTTCAGTGCTTTCCGAACGCTTGGCCGTGGTGTTTTGTTTCTCAGCAACAATATGGCAAGTATTCTAGGTGTATTGGCGGGCGTAAAACTCGCCCTGATCGGGATAAACATCATCGCTTTAGCGAATCCTTTAGGGCCATTCATTATCGCCATCGGTGCCGTCATTGCCGGAGCCGGGCTTCTAATTGATTACTTTGGCGGTATCACCGCAGTTATGGACAAAGTTAAATCATTCTGGGATGGCCTATGGGGAGAAGACGAAGGTAGAGCCCAAGCGCTGTCTGATGCAACAAAAGGATTAGAAAATAAAGAGGTCGTGACGACCCTAACCACCAATGAACACCTTACCTACACGGAGCAACCCCACCAAAGTACTAAACCCACAGCGTATCAAGCATATACCCCCTACACTCTCAACACATTGGAAAGTGACAGCGATTCGCTGAAAGCTCAAGCCAAACTAATGAAGCAAGTAAAAAACCAAAATGTTGAAGTAGGGATCACCACCAACGAGGTAGCCAACCAGACTCAAAAGTTCGTAACCGAGCAACATTATTCTGCCACTTACCACAGCAGCGAGCTAAAGGAGCAAAATCAAATAGTCAATGCTCAGGTAATCGGCGTGGAAAAAGTTCAAGCCCAAGCGCAACTAATGAAAGATCTTCAGAACCACAATGTAGAGCTTGGCGTAACCACCAATGAAGTATTAAACCAGAGCAAAGTCCTCAACTCTGAGAAAAACTACAATGAGACGCATCAAAACACTGAGCAGCTAACTCAAAATCTACTCCTAAACACTCAAACGACCGGAGCGGATGAAGTGCGGCGCCAGGCTAATCTCATGAAAGGGATGAAAAACCGCAATCTAGAACTGGGCATTAGTACCAGTGAAACCAAAAAACTCACCACGCAGGAGTATTACTCTACTATTTATAAAAATAATGAACCGCCGACCATGCAGGCATATAACCCATATGTAATTGATATGCAGGTCAAGGGGGAAGAAAAGGTAATGGATCAGGCCAAAAAAATGAAGGCACTACAGAACCGCAATATTGAACTGGGGATCACAACCAAGGAAAAAGTACAACGCTCGATAGATTCACCTGAACAGGTTACCTGGGACACATCCACCGACTACAAACAAAACTCAAACCAAGACTATCAACCACTCGGTCAAGCTGGCCTAGTTAAAGACTATCAACCCATAAGAAACCAGGTAGTACAAAGTAAGTCGGAAATTGACCTAAGGATTAGGTCAGATAATCCAGTCACAGTTGAAAAAGCTCAAAGCAATAAAGCTACCGAAATAAACCTAGATGTTGGTGATATGGGGTGGAGTTACTAACTATAGGATGGTGAAGCTTAATCACACAGAGCTGGTGATCACTTATGGTCATTTCATCGAGGGCGTTCAGAATTCTGAACGCCCTCTCAGCTAACTCGGTGTTGGACAGAAATTTGCCAGCGACTTTCCTAAATTAGCGATTCATGAATAACCTCCAGTATGGCAAAGCAAGTTGTTTAGAGCGAGCGCTGAGCTTAGGATTGGGACAATACTCCACGTAACTGTGATTGTAGCCATGCTGTAATCGTTACTACAAATCTAGCCTATGTAGTGGTCAGGGCATCCGCATGAATGGTTAGGATTTAGCCATTGATGCAAATCCGGCCAGAAGAACTTGTTCCAAGAAGGCGGGATTCATCATGCAGCGTTTCTGCTTCATTGGCACGCTGATCTTTGTGGGTTCAGCTCTGAGCATGTTCAGCGACATGTGCCTTAACCCTGCCAGGTTTTCAGCCGCATTTTCCCGGTAAATCTGACAAGCATCTTCCCGCATACTCACATCCAAAATCCAGTGCATTGACTCAATGCCCCAGTGAGCGCGGATAGCATTACCGGCCTGCTCTGGAGTTAACTCAGCTGAACTGATGTAGTAACGGTACTCCAGCTCTGGCTCTTTACCTTTTGTTGCCCGGTAATTTTCGACCATCACGATGCTGGTTAGACTACTCCAGGCTGAGAAGTCCCCTTCCAGCTCACTCGCATTCAATACATGGCAGGTGCGTGCTTGAACACGACCTTTCTGCTTCTCGATTTGACATGTAGCTTCATCAACCGGGGCTCGGCGGTACGGGGCAAAAGCCGCCTGTACAGCGGCGGCTAACTTACCCTGATTGCCTTTAACTGCTAATAAGTAGTCTCCACCCTTGCTGGTGATGACCCCGGCAATCTTAGTCTGGCAGGCCATTGCATCAATCGTCACTATGGCGCCTCGCAAATCGAGCATCTTAATTAGCGCAGGTATCGCGGTAATTTCATTGCTCTTGTTCTCGGTTTTGAGTTGACCCAATACCAGTTGGTTGGCGCTGGCGTATGCACTAACCATATGGATGGCACTTTGTCTGTCGTCTCTGTCATAGGAGCCACGTAATGTCTTGCCATCAATGGCAATTACTTCACCAGAAGTTAGCTTATGCACCGCCTTCATCCAGGCTAAAAAGCAGTCTCGAAACTCTGCAGGATCAATGCTTGCGATCAGGCGAGCAAAGGTGTCATCTACAGGAACACCATTTTCAAACAGGTTGTGCTTAAGAAACCACTCATGGTGACCAAGAACATACTCGCGAATGTCTGTCCAGCCTTGGCCTCCGGCTATCACTGCGCAGATAGAACCAAACAGGATATCGAACAGTGGATAGTCCACTTTTGCGCTTTGCCGTTCGTCACGGATAATACTGAAATGCTCTTTAATGGTATCGATATTCATGGCCACTCCTCGAAAGAGGGGTATGAGATCATGGTGGCCTTATCAAGTCAACCTTGGTCTAATATTGGATAAAAAACGTTCATGATCTTGCCCTAATGTAGTGGTGCAGTCTCTTGAAGTTTGTGATAGGATAAATATAAAATGACGACTTTAAGTAGAGAAAAACCTTGGAAGTAATTGAAGATAGATATCAACACGTATCATGTAGAAAAAGTGAAGGTGCTCATTATACGCCTACAAAATTAAGTAAATTTGTTAGCGAAAAGATACTTACAAAGTTGAAAGATAAAGAGCGTATTGTTGTAGCAGATCCTGCTATTGGTGATGGTGAGTTAATTCTAAGCTTACTGGGCTCACTTGAATCAACTGTTCATGTTGAAGTTATTGGTTTTGATATAAATATAGATTCCATCGAACTTAGTAAAAAAAGAATCTCTAAATATTTCCCAAATGTTAAGATGAACTTAATACATGGTGACTTTTTAGACTATTGTATTAATAATAACTCCGAACTCTGTAAGCACAATCTACCAAAGTTTGATGTAATTATTGCAAACCCCCCATATGTAAGAACTCAGGTTTTGGGGGCAGAACAATCTCAGTTTTTATCTAAAAACTTCGGTTTAAAAGGTCGAGTTGATATTTATCAAGCATTCCTAATTGGTATGAGTAAATGTCTATCTGAAGATGGAGTAGCAGGTGTTATTGTATCGAATAGATTCCTAACAACTAAGGGGACTGGAGCACTCAGACAATCTCTGTACGACTTGTATAAAATATACAACATATGGGATTTTGGAGACACAAAACTATTTGAAGCTGCTGTATTACCTGCCGTTCTATTGTTCTCACTTAAAAACAAAAATGCTGAAACCTCTACAGAATTCTGCTCTATCTATGAAACGAGTGAAGAAGCTACAGACTTCTCAGAAACACCTGTAGATGCAATTTCACATCGTGGCGTTGTTAAGTGCTCAAATGGTAAGTCTTACATTATAAAGTCTGGATTGTTGGATTATGACTCATCTCCAAAAGACATTTGGAGAATCAAAGATCTTAAATCTCAAAAGTGGTTGGCAGATGTTGATAGCAAAACATGGGCTACATTTGGTGAAGTAGGTAAGATTCGAGTGGGAGTTAAAACAACCGCTGATAATGTTTTTATCAAAGAGTCATGGGTTGAAGAGACAGGGTTAGAACCTGAACTTATTAAGCCATTAATTACCCATCATGTAGCAGGAAGATTTAAGCAATCAGATAAAGAAACTAAACAGATCCTCTATACTCATGAGACTGTAAACGGCAAGAAAAAAGCTATTGATATTGAAAAATATCCAGTAAGTAAATCTTACTTGGAGCAGCATAGAGAGCAGCTTGAAGGTCGTAAGTACGTAATAAAAGCTAATCGAAATTGGTTTGAAATCTGGGTTCCTCAGAATCCCCAATTATGGTTAGAAGACAAGATTGTCTTTAGAGACATTTGTGAAGAACCTACTTTTTGGTTGGATGAAAAACAATCTATAGTTAACGGTGATTGTTACTGGATGGTTAATGACTTCCAAAAAGATGAAACTGACATTCTTTGGTTAATTCTAGCTGTAGCGAACTCGAAGTTTATTGAGTTATTTTACGATACAAAGTTCAATAACAAGCTGTATTCGAACAAAAGACGTTTTATATCTCAATACGTTGAACAATTCCCATTACCTGATCCAAAATCAAGAATATCTCTAAAAATGATTGAATTAGCCAAATCAATCTTCACAGAGAGCAATATACATAAAAGAACTGAGAGTGAAAAAGTCTTGAACGATCTTGTGTGGGAAGCATTTGACCTCCCACAGCCGAAAGACTAA